GAAAAAGTAGCCATATAATCACTTGGTTTTTGTAAAAATTTATTACTGGCAGTTGTTGTTCCCTCAACATTTTTTCTAAAATAATCTAAATCTACTGTTTTAAAAATACGTTCTTCAGCGTTTTTTATAAAAAAATCTAATTCACCTACAAAAGTACTTTCATCATTTTCAGTCCAATCCTGCACAGATTGTTTTAATGTTGTTAAAGTAAAACTCATGACACACTCACTGTTACAGTTCCTAATGAAGTTGTAGCACTAAAACTTGTAAGCTCTGCACCTAATATACCCTTATCAGTATTAGTATAAATTATGAATTTTTTATTGTCATCAATCTCTTGTGGTCTAGGTTGATACAAAGCTTGTGGTTCAAAGGGTGGTTTTCTCGGAGTTAGTTGTGGGTGTTTAGCTTCATACTCTGATCTATGAACTACGTTACCATTCCATTCCATAACTCTTTCACGATAAGGAAAAGCAAACCCAGACCTATCTGATATAAATTTTGATTTTCTTCCTAATGCAAATCTACTCATACAAAACCATAATATGTACTACTAGGGGTTAATGATAAATTAGAACGATCACGATCTTCAGCCGAAGCCCTTTCAAACTCTTCTTCATACATAGCTTTTAACAGTTGTATTCTATCAGGTGCTCTTTTAATAGCTAAATAATATGCTAATCCAGCAGTCAAACAAGGATAAAACCTAAAAGGTACTTCAACTGTATTTTTTGCAGTATCAGCATCTTGTATTCTAGTTAAAGCATCATACACAAAAACATCTGTGCTGTTTTCTGGTGTAGCCCATAACTTTAATTTTGGCGTTATTTGCCTATCTAAAAAATACTGACTTGGTCTACCAGTAGTAGATTTTGTAGGGATATTTAAAAATTGATCTCTACCTATTCTGCTAATACTAAAATCATTTGAGCCTCTTCTTATTACAGCATTTAACACATCTATTAAGTCTGTATCCAAAGTGTACTCAGCAGTGCCTGAAGTTAAAGTTTGTGTCCTTTGTTCAATCGTCCATTGATTTAATCCTCTATTAGCCCAATCAGCAAAAAGTATATTCATTGACCTTCTTGCTGTTTGTAAATCATAACCAGTACGAACTTCCA